CCCGCCTACGCCACCCCAGTAAACGTCATGCCAGTGACCTTGAAAGGCATCCTCTTGAACCGAGCCAATATTGCTCCCAGTTGCGCCCCCCGAGTTCATCGCAGTACGAGATCCCGCGTTAGGATCTCGACCCGCACCTCCATCAATACCCCTCAAGAACCGACCTCGATAGTCTGGCAAGTGAAAGGTAGTTGAGCCGTCACCTGTTCCATGTGCTGTACCGATTTTTTGAAACAAACGAGCATATACTGTTCTTGATACAGTAGAGCCATTGGCCTCTAATGTATTTGTTGGGCACGACCCAGCAACAGCTACGATTGATCCAACTAGATCAAGAGTTGTATCTGGAATAACGGCCATGCTTGATGAAGTCCATCCAACAATTGGGACTTCGTAGTTAAAAATAATGTAGTCACCATTTGCAAAAGTGAAAGGATAGGTCGAGCTTGTGAATGTTGTTCGATGCAGAGAGGGAACATTGCTTCCCCCGATTGCCTCGTGGCCCCCAACAATAAGGGCCACACTTGTTGTACTATTGTATAGGGTTTCTCCGTTAAAATACTTGGTGCTAGTTGATCCAGTGAAATAGTAAGAGGCACTACCTAGTGGTGAGTCAACATAGGAGTAACTCCCTTTAGCTGTATCAATAGAAAGTCCCGAAGGTAAATTAACTGTGAGGGATGCGGCTGTTGGCGCCCCAGTTGTTGCCACTTTTACTTGAGCCCTCAGTCGATCCCCGACTCTCCAATAATGCCCAGTATATGTCGTGTTTGTTGTCCACGAACCAGTAGTAGCTATTTGTCCGAGGTAAATATCGGCTGTCGCATTAACCAAGTTTGTTGCTGGCCCATAATAAATGCGGCCAATGTTTACCGCTGGCGCAGTCCCAGCCGTCGTTTGCACAAGGCGCACATCACGAGTAGCGCCGCATGGATAGTTAAAACTAGCGCCGCCCCAATCTGCTTGATTCTTTAGCGGTAAATCGTAAAGAACATTAGTGCCATCGGTTAGCCTCAGTGAGTATAGTGAAGCATCGCCCTTAAATGTTGCCGACACTTCACAGTTTCCGGTCTTATCACCTTCGTTAATTGTAGAAATATCCCATTTACAATACCCATTCAGCGCCGACGCATCACATGTGAACGAGGCAATGCCATCAAGCTTATCTGCTGCATCGGTGTCTCTTGCAATCGAAGCAGAGGAAACCGAGGTTCCATTTGTGTTCTTAATTGCAGAAGGATTTTTGACATAGTTTTTATATGTCTTTTGCCCCTCTAGGATGTCGATTTTCTCGACTCGTTGCTGAGAAACCGCAGGGTTTCCCAAGAGTAGAATCGAAAGAGCTAATTTAATTGCTTTACTGTACATAAACCCACCTATCAATCGCGTTAATATAACGAAATTTTGCTGTTTGGTATTTTGCCAATTCAATCAAAGAGAAGTTTCCGACGCAACCTTTTGCTGTGTCGGAATAAGGGATTGACACTGTATTGGTGTCATCAACACAAATTACCTCAACTAAAGTCCCATCAATCCAGCCGCCAGTTGCGCCAAATGGTGTTGAAGATGCAACTCTGGCCTGAGTGTCGCCCTGGCATCTAATGACCTGAAATGAATTTAGAATGTCTGTCGTAAATTCGCCGCCAGCCGTGATCGATTGAACAGTTGGATAAACAGCGACAGATGCGCCGCCGCCGCCGCCTGACCCAGACATCACAGTCCAGTTACCAGTGACATTGTTTCGCATGAGCATTACGATTTGCTTGTATTCCAGAGTTAAGTCTTGACCAGATCCAGTGAATATCTTTCCTGGGTTTGCATTTGCCTCATTCTTGATAATTACATCGCCAGCTTTGTTGTTCCTAATGATCACAAGCTGTCTATCTGGAGGCGATGTTGCATCGATCTCGGCGATACTCACAAGACCAACATTTGTTAAGTCAACTACTGTCGCCGTTGGCTCTGGCAATACAACATCAGATCCAGACTGAGTGTTGTTCATTGCAAGAAAGTTCATTTTTCCAAAAACATTTAGCAATGACTTCACTATTGCGCCGTCATTAAATGTCTTGTTCCCACCGAAAGTAAACGAACTGACCTCTATGGTTGAGATTCTTGTTTCATGATTGGCAACGTCTAGCTCAAGGTCATCAATCCGAGTCTCATGGTCATCAAGCGTAATCCCATCGGCAGCTATATCTCGACCAGAAACCAGCCCATCTTTTAATAGAACACCATCAATCGTCACTCCGATGTCAAGGGTGTGTTCTTCGATTGCGTCGGTTTTGATTCCATTTTCAAAATCTTTAGTGCCACCAATCGTCATTGGTTGAGTTTCTAAATTATCAAGGCGCGTCTCATGGCCTGAAATATCGGTGTCGTGCCCATCAATCCGAGTCTCATGGGTCGCAATGTCTAGCTCATTCTGCGTAATTCTCGACTCGTGATCAGCAACAGTTGTCTCAAGATCGCCAATTCTTGTTTCGTGATCTGTCAAAATTCCATTCACAGCAAGTAATTCTGTGTCTAGTTTTTCAATCGCGGTCTTTCGATTGTCTCCGTTTGAAATATAATTTGTCGAAGAATAAATCTTTCGATTTGCGTCTTGAAAACTAGCAACGCCATCTGTGTCAGCAAGCTCGTTAATGTAACCTTGCGGATTTGTAACATGAGGCCCAGATGGCGCATCATTATTCAAAAGGCCGACTTTTCCAACCGTATCGGTGTCGCCATTTCGAGCCATAAACGCATCATTGAACGAGGTTTCGTTTGCATATTGTCCATCTGATACTCCGTTCATACAAGAACCTTTCTAAAAGTCAGAACGCCAGTCTCGTAAAAGTCTGGGACCTTCATGTTTTTGAGAGTGAATTTTTTTCCGTCTCGATCTTCTCTTGTGCCCTCAAGGTAACATTTAACAAATGATGATGGGGAATCTTTGTCTGGCATGAATTCGACTCGGCCCTTTGTCATAAGAAATGAAATGAAATTCATTGCGTCTGAAATTCCGTTCACATTTTCAACGAATGGAGTAAGTTTCATAGCTGTTTTATTCGTTATAACTCTGATATTCATTTCAATTCTAAGGCCATCCCCAAAACTAACTATCTGAGCAAGACCCGCTGGCGTTGCGCTTGCCGTTGCGTCTTCTTTCACTATCGAATGATCTGGCGAGATATAGTCTGCCAAAATATATTGCGGGTCATATCTCTGGCCGCAAATGTTTGCGGCGGTATATGTATTGGTGCCAGTTAAGTCCGTTCCTAATCCAAATCCAGACATGACCCACGCAGAAGACCCAACTCTTGATCCAGTCCCTCGAAGTAAAGAAAAATTGCTTGGGGCCGAGACTGTGATTTTCTGAGTTGAGCGGTTAAATGTGACAACATAAGCCTGAGAGCCAGCTTCTCGCAATGCTCTCTGCCATTCTGTTGCATATTCTGTCAGCGAATAAGTCCCAACCTTCAGCGTTGCTCTCAATTCTGGACCGCCCTCGCTAAAGTCAATCGACCTATTTAATATCGTGACAGATGTTCCAAAGTAAAATCGACTCAAGGTTTTGATTGTACTCATTGCGCCCCCGACAGCTTAAGGCCGCCAGCATTGAAATAGTTATTCATTTGCTCAATCAAATTGCCAATCTGCTCGCTATTTAATCCAGTGCCAGGCATGACGGTGATATTTACATTTACTTTAGACCCACCACCCTCGCCAGCAAGAAATTGTTTCAAGTCTTGGTTGGTCTCAGTTGGAACAACTCTCTCGCCAGGCATTAGCATCGCAGGAAAATTATCGCCACCATTGCCGCCCCTAGATGATCTTGGAACCTCGTTGATGCCGCCAGCAAGCCCAACGCCCGCAATCTTAGCGACGTTTGCAGCCGTTGCCGCACCAACAAGAGCAGCCAATCCAAAGTTGAACGGCGGCGGTGCAGATGCCAAAGCCTTTTGAACCGCAGCATAACCATCAATCGTCGCATTTGTTATGGCCGCAGCTTTTCCAATCGCTGCAAGCTCTTTATTCCCAGAAGACGCAAGACCCGCGATTGTCCCCATTGTTGACTTGAAATTCTCTTGCCGAGTCTTCTCTTGTTGCGCTTGAAACTGAGTCATGGCGGTTTGCTGCTTGGCATTTTCAACAGCATATTGACTATTCAATGCGTTCTTGGATTTTAAAAACTCATCCTCAGTCAAAAGATTGTTCGCGCGCGCGGTCGCAAGAGCCTCTTGCTCTAACAAATACTGAGCATCTCTTAACGCCTGTTGATCTTCGAAAAATTGAGTTTGAGCAGATAATTGCGCAGAGTAATCATCTTGAGATAGCGCCATTCTCTGGGCTTGTTGCTCAGCAAGCATCGCTGTTGCGTACTGATATTGACTGTCAATCGCAGATGCTTGAGACGCCAACCCGCTCGCAAATGATTTCAGCGATTCCATTTCTTCTTTTGAAAGATCAGAAACTTTTTGAATTGAATTCCCGAGAGACTCTTGAGACTTCGCCGCCTCTAATGGCTTCCCCTTCATTTCATCGAAAGCCTTAGCGCCAGCATTTCTCAATTCTGTCAATTTTCCAGCCGCAAAATCCAACGCGGTTGAGTCTGAGAATGATGATTTTGTCTCATCCCATTGCTTTGATGTTTCCTCGAATGGATTCGGCCATTCTTGACCAGTTAGTTTGGCGTAAAGCCAGATAATACTTTCGATTAGCCCAGCCGCCACAGTCTGCAATCCGTTGAACGCACCTCTTAATACTCGAAATGCAACGTCGCCAACTTGCGCAAGTGAGATAAAAATATCAAGCAGATCCAAAAGAGCCGCTCCAATCCCGTCCCTAACGGCTGGCCCACCGTTTTTCAATTGTTTCGCGAAGTTTCCAAATATATCTGAGGCGGTCTTCATAACTGAAATCACAACATCATTCTGAGTGATTCCTTTCGACAACTCTTTGAACATATCGCCATAAGAGTTTTTTAAAAGAAAAATCGAGCCAGCAAAAGTATTCATTTTTGCCTGAGCAGCGCCGCCAAATCTCTCTGTCAAGGCGGCAGTAACAACCTCAAGATTTTTTGAAGTGTCTGAGGTTAGATTCATGCTGATGTCCAGCTTCTTGAAGGCCATGTCGTTTCCATTAATGGCTTTGGCAATCATTTCTGTTGTTGTGCCAAGATCCCTTCCAAGAGCCGCAGAAAGATCGATAGCAGACTTTTGCGCGCCCTTGAGCCCCTCCGCATCCAGTCTTGTTAGCGAAGAGAGAACAGACATATTGGACGCAATAACATCGGCACCAACGCCAGCAAGACCCTCCATTTCATTCGAGAATTCTGCAAGGTCATCGGCTGCAGCTTTTGAATAATTGCCAGAGAGTCTGAGTGATGTTGCAAGTCGAGTAAAGGCTTGTTCTTCTGCCATTGCCTCTTGACCAGCATCAAGCAGTTGGCCAGCCAGAGCGCCAGCCGCATCCTTCAATAAGCCAAAAGTCCCAAGAACAGCTTGCGATCCAAGAAATCCGGTCATCGTCGCCATTGTCTGTTGGAAAAATGAAGTATTTTTCGAAGAGTTTTTTGAGAATTCCTCGACTGCCTTGTCCATTTTTTCAGTCGCGCCAGCCACAACCTTCGTTGCTGCGTTCATCTCTGCTCTGAGTCCGGCTGTCTCTGCGGTTAATTGAACTACAATTTCCTCAAGTGTTGCCATCTAAACCCCCGCCCAGGCCGATTCCATCTCAGCAAGCTCATCGGCGCTCAGTGGTTTTATTGTATTCCCCATTATCGAATTGTAAAGGGGCCAAAACTCTCCAAACGTCAAAAGCCAGAAATCACTTGGTCTCATGTTAAGTCTGGACACGCAAAAAGTCATCAAGCTTGCATAATCAATTGGATCTTTACTTGGCTCAGTGCTTAGGAGCTTTTTTTTTGACGCTCAGAAGGCTCGGCCAATAGCTTATTGCCAGCCGAGCATCGAACAAGAAACAAAACAGCCTGAGCGCAAACCTTGATCCCATCGGCTAGACAAAAGTCGAAGATTTCTTCTTGAGAGAATTTCTTATCTGCCTGATTGAAGTAAATGATTTGCGCAGTATCGGTCATTGATGGCATGGCCTTGGCCGACTTTAAAGCATCAACAGTCTTTGATTCAATATCGATTCCTTGCCCAAACTTGAAAGCAAGATAGGCAAGACCACCCATTTTTGATTCCATTGCTGCAAGGTTTTCAAAAGTAGGCCGAAGGAGTATTTTCTCTCCTCCGACCTCAATAAGCATTTCATTCTTAAATTTGTTTTCCATGTCGATCCTTATGCCGCGATGGTGGCGCGTGTAATGGCTCCAGAACTAGATGCAGAGATAGACATTGAGCCCTCTCCATCATGGTCGCCAGAATATTCAAGGCTTGTGATCTTGAAACATCCTGCGTAAATTTTTCCGTTTTTCCATTCCAAGAACATCAAGCAAGTTAGCTCGTTTGCAAGCATCTTGTCTTCGATCTGCTTTAACATCAAGCTATTGCTATGAACGCCAGACCCAGAAATCTCAACCGAGCGCATCCCAGCCTTATCGAGAAACACTTTCCATTCGTCAGAGTCTTCGCTTGTGATGTCGATTCCCTCTGCCGAAATTGACATTGATTTCGAGCGAATTCCGCCGATCTGCTTAAACAATTCAATATCAAGTGCGGCCTCTGTCGCGTCCATCGCAATAACAACACCAGATTTTGTTGTTGAAATCTTGAAAGTGTTGGCGTCAACAATCTCTTTCACATAATAAAAAGTTGAAGTATCAACGACAGTCAACGCTCCAACCTCTTCAAATTTAACAACGTCACCAACCTTTAGTCCGTGAGCATTTGCAGTCAAGCTTGACGATAAATTAGTCGTTGCGACTTCATCCAAGATGCAAGCCTTGATTAAAAGATCCTTACCACCAACTTCGTTTTGAGCAGTATTGCAACCCATTTAAGCCTCCCCTAAAAATAAATTAAATATCTGAACACCATGTTTAGTCCGTCCGTCTGGTTCGTCAAGTATATCCACTGTCGAACGACGATGAACAACTATATTCCAGCCCTCAATACAAATGTCCTGCTTGTGAAGTAGTTCGTCAATTCTTGATTGTATTTGCTGGACCTTGAGATCACCCTGGCCTGGCGCTTGATACCAAACGTCGATCTGATATTGAAATTGAACACCCTCCCAGGTGTGATTCCCTCGATCTTGCATCGGCTTGATTGCCAATTTCACATAAGGATATGGCTTTGAATCAGGAACGCTGTCGAAAATTTTTGGGTTTACGGTCGTTGTTCCAAGCAATAATTGTAATGCCGAATCATTCGCAAGAGTTTCATAGATAGTTTTCTGAGCCTCAGTCATTGCCCAAGTCATTCGGCAAGCTCCTTCATGGCCTTATCGAACCATTTTTGAAAAATATCAGCAACACGTTTTGAAGACTCTTCGACGGCCGTCGAGAGCCACGGTCTCGGCGCCATGTTCTCAGTTCCAAACTCCAACCAGGCCGCATATTTTAGATTTGACCCAACCTTAGCAACGCCTTTTTCTGAAAAATCCATTTTGATAGACTTCGAAAGCGTCCCTGTGTCTTTGAATGGTGCCTCGAAAGGCTCGGACCTTTTTCCATCTGTTCCAACGGAATTTTCTGTTACTATTCGAACGGCCGCCTCATGTATTAAGAGCGCAGATTCCTTCAATGCCATGTCACGCGCGCGCTCAAACGAGTCTGCCGCCTTGCGAGCCTTCTTTAAAGTCTTGTCTATCCCCTTAATGCCGCCGCGAATCAAGATCCAACCCCTTCTTCGCAATCTAAAATCATAAACCATCGTTCTTCGTTTTCTCGCCTAATCCCGTGAATCTGAAAAATTCTGTCATCAAAAAAGATTCTCATTTCAGAAGTGAGCCCATCGAGGGATCGGATAGAGACCTCGTGTGAGATGGTTGGCTGGACCTGTTGTGAGAAAAATCTTTCTCTTGCTGATTTGGGAACTATTTTAGCCCAAACTTCAGCGTGATCGGTCCATGTCTCCGTCCATCCACCTTGCCCGTCCGATGCCCTCGACAAGCTCTGAAATTTAATCCTATGTCTAAGCTCTGCTATTTTAACGCCCAAGCTTTTCTCTCCTATGATGCTGAACAAGCCCCAAAATGTGAGGGGGGATTGTCATTTCATTTTGATCGCCTCGGTTTTCATACATGTGAGCAACAAGCTCTTTCACGGCTTGCTTGATTTCTGACGGCACAGCGGACGCAGAATCGAAACCAACCTGGACTCTGAATCTAATCCCATTAACAGACCTAAGAACAGTCGTCGGCCACACGCCGCCAAGCTTTAAACCGACTCTGAATCTTGGCCCAACAGTATCAATCACATAATTAGAAACAAGCTCTGCAAATTCAGCATCATCCGAATACGTCGAGAATTCCAAAAGATCCTGCCCAATTCCTATTGGCAACGTGACGTTTCTTTCGGGTGTTACAATTTCAGATAATGCGACTTCACGAACGCCATCCCACCATTTATTTTGCGAAGTCATCGGCCAGCAATTTAGAAAAACATCCCAGACCTGAGTTACAAACTTAAGACTCGTTAGCGCCTCTAGTTGTCTTACTGCGCTTGATTCCATTACTTCGATTCGACCGTCCTCTAGGTTGTTGTCTATTCGAAGATACTCTTTTAGTTCCGAGACTGTTGCGACTGGCTCTGTCGGTCCGGTCACTTGCTTTAGTTGAAACATTGATCACCTCTGCAATTCCTTCGGCACAAAAAATTGTAGCATCCTCATCAGATAAATCAAACTCTTGGCCTCGAAATCCAAAACAAGCTGGACCATCGATTGGATGCACAAAAGAATCATAAACCAAAATCACGTTCATAATGAAAAAAAGGGGAATGTCACCACTCCCCCTCTCCTTAAATCTCGATCGAGAGATTATGCCAAAGGTTGTTCTGTCAAGTCTGCAGACAAACCAACAACAGCAATCGGAGCGGCAACGGTTCCACTCACATCAAGAGCCAAACGAACGTATCGCTTATGCCCCTTATACTCAACAACGTGAACAGTCTCGTCGTCAGATGCAGTCGCCAGTTCCTTAATCGCACCGCCAGAATACGCCTCAAGAGCGCAGTCAGTGAATGTTGAATTGTCGTCAGACTCTTGCATTTTCAAGGCGATTTTGTTTACGCCAGTGAAAGCGAAAGTTCCAACAGAAACCAAAAATGCAAAGCTGCGATATTTTTGAAGATCGGCAGATGCAGAATTGATGTCGGCAGCAACCTCTTGAGCCGCAAGCAACATCAATGACTTAATTTTTTGAGCTAAATTTCGTAGCATGTTTTCTCCTTTTTAAAAGCAGGCGGCGGTTAAGCCACCCGCTAAATTTTTTTATTACGCTTTAACTTTCAAGAGCTTGATTGCCTCGAAATTCTTTACGCCACCGCCAACTCGCTTGGTTGTGTAGAAAAGAACATGAGGTTTTGCAGTATAGATGTCTCGGATCACTCGGATGCCGATACGATCTACGATCTGATAACCAGCTTTGAAGTTTCCGAAAGCTACTGACAAGCTGTTTGCAGCTTTAGCTTGCATGTCGTCAGCCTCATAGATTGGGAAACCCAAAAGTGTTGATTGTGTTGCGCCATTAAGACCTGGCTCCCACAAGTAACGACCTTGAGTGTCTTTCAACTTGCGAAATTCCTTAACCACTGATCGCTTGGCAAGCCAAGATGATCCGTTTTTGTACGCCTCTTTGAGCGCATAAGAAAGCTCGATCAAGTCATCTCCAGTGATGGCGAGTGATCCTGCGGTCTCAACTTGCTCAATTTGACCAAAGCCTGTTCCTGCGTCATAAGCCAAGACACCTTTTGGTTTCGCAACGCCGTCGCCAACAACAAACGCTGTATTTTCAGAGCGCATGAACTTATCTGCAACCTTCTCAGTTAACCATCCCTCGACGTTAACAGCCGCATCGTCCAAAAGCTTTTGAGTCGCCTTTGGTTGAGCGTAAATCTCATGAGTTGCAATCACGATTTTTTTCAATTTCGCAGTCGCAGTCTCGGGTCGTGATTGAGTCTCGCCAACCCACCCAGCCGCTACTTCTTCGAGATCCTCTAAGATCTCAAGAGCATCGGTGCTGATTGTTTGAACAGACGACAATTGACGCATCGGAGAGGTCTCGAACACCTTCTTAACAATTTCGTTGCTCATTTGCGGAGTGACTAAAAAGCCGCCATCTTCGTCTGAGTCAACAGACATCGATTTAAGCTCAGGCATCTCAACACCTTTTCTAAGATATTTTTGGATTGCCTCTGATTGCTTTTTTTCTTTCTCATCATTTCCGCCGCCATCAAAACCGCCGCTGCGATTCATTGCCGTCTGGATTGATTTGATTTCGCCATCGAGTTTCGCAATGGTCTCATTCAACTCATCAACCTTAGCTGTGCGATCAGAAGATGCAGCGCCTTTGGTTTCAATTTCTTTAATTCGAGAATCGTTCTGCTTTTTGAATTCACCAAACGCCTCGTGTAGTTCCGATAATTTCTTTTCTAATTCCATTTTTTCCTCCGTTAAAAGTTTAGGATTTCATCATTTTGATCAGATCGTCCATTGACTGAAGAGTTTTCTTCGGGTCTTTTGGATGATTAGCGGCTTCGCTACGAAGTGCCATCGCAATCTCATCGCGCTTGATGCCCTGTTTCTCTAATTCTTGAACAATAAAATTCACTCTGTCAACACCAACTAGACCCTTCGCCGAAGTGATCATCGCTTCTGTGTTCATCGGAAATGTCACAATGCTGTATTCGAAAAGCTTAAGCTCTTTCAAGCGTCTAACGATTGGCTTTTCTCGGTCTGGCTCTGCTTTCACGACCATGTAACCAATGGAAAGACCCATTTTCGCACCTAGCTCTAGTGCGCTTTTGCATAGCGAGTATTTCTCGCGCGCGTCTTGAACATTCAAATCGAGCTTTCCTTCGACAAAAAGACCTGTTTCATCCTCTTCTGCTCTGAAATTCCAACCGATCTGCTTTGATGGATTATGGTCAGCAAGGATCGGCCAAAGAGAGCTAGACTCCTTGATTGATTTCTTGAAAGCGCCCTTGTCTACAACGTCAAAACCTAGATCGATGTTGCCAAATGTTGAGGCGTAGCCTCGAATTGTCCCGTTCGAATCAACATCGTCCATTTTCAAAGAAAATGATTTGTACTCAATCTTTTTACTCATACCCAAACCTTTCGCCCCGAATTCTCGTCGAGGTAAATGTTGCACCCATTAGCAAAAGAGACGGTATAAACAACGCCGTCCTTCATATAGACCTTAGCCCCAAAAGAGCTTTGTCCGATCTTCAAGCCCTGTAATTCAAAATCTGTCAGAGTCATTTCAATTATTCCAGTCTCAGCATCAACAACAGAAACTGAATTCTTCTCAAGAATTCTGCCGTCATCATAGGGAATCATTATTTTGATTTTCTCTGCGTTAAACAGGGGCAATGGAGTCTTGAATTCTGTCAATATCTTAAGTTTCTTTTTCAGCATGGGCCTCTCCAATTATCATTTGCTCGTCATCCCATAATTTCTCAGAAACAACCTCGCCGACTATCATTTTTTCAATCGGCCTGGCCTTTGGTATGGCCTTGAAAATGTCTTGAGAAAGCTCGTAATCATCTTGCTTGCTCGTCTCGTATTGCGCAATCAAAAGATCAACCTCGGGCATTTCTAAGTCAAAATTAACGTACAAACCATTGCTTAAATGAGAAAGAGTCACTCTGAAAAACTCTTTCCCATGCTTGTCAATTAGCGCAGCCGTCACGCTTAAGTTGGGGTTCCCATCGAAAACCTGAAGATTCAATGGTATTTTGCCGCCAACAACAACATCAATCACTCATCCCTCCAGGTGATTCCATTGCTTGCAAGGGTTTCTGTATATTCAAGCATGTCACGAACGCCGATTTTGTCGTGTGATTCCTTGATCTGAATTTCAATGAACCGCTCAAGGAACCTAGACCCAACCTCAGAACACACAAGAGCTTTTTCGTGATTCAAGATTGACCAGTTTAAAAGCTTGTTCAATGGCTTGATCAAACAAAGAGCTATCAAAACAAGTTGTGGGACACTGTACCAAATGCCGAGTCTTGCCTCAAGAAACTCGTGAACTAGATATTCCTTACCTCTTGGAACATCGAACCCGAAGGCCGCAACGAGGCTATTATGGCGCATCCATTCTTCGATGCTTGATTTCATAGACTTTGGAAAAACAGACTCATAAACGACTTCTCTGCCAGAATCATGCTCGATGCAAATAGCAAAATGACTCGCTGGCGACTTATCTGCCACTCGAATAAGCCAAGAGCCAGCTTGTTTCCACCACTGAGTAGGATTGCAAAACAAAAAAGTGACCTTCATTAAGACCACCCTAGCCAGGTTTTCATTTCAGTAATTAACCAGTTCTTTCTGTCATTCGTCACCCAATGCAACGGACTGTCCATTGGATCGGCCTCGCCGTAAATCAAGCAGAGACACGTTGTCTCGATGTCACCCGACGAAAGCGAATTAAATAAATCAACATAAACAACCGCAGACCCAAGCGCTGGCGGCAATGTCACTTTCCAATTTCTAATCCTAGAGTGTAGCCATGTTGCTTGATACCACTGAATTCCTTCTTGGATGTTTTTCAACTTGAATTTGAGCAGCAATTCCTTGCCGTAAACAATTCTCTTCTCGTTCTTTTCCATTTCTGCATTGAACGCATCGATCTCGGCTCTGATTGAAGACTCATAAGCATCATACTGCGGACGGTACAAAACCAAATAAGCCCTATACTGATCTAGTGTTAGAACCAAAAAATCTTGTTCGGCTTGTGGCTCTTGTTCGTGCTGTTGGATCTCTCCGAACGGCCACTCACTCGGCATAAGTGGATGTTTATTTGGATTAGATTGCTGCGTCTTAAATTTGATAAACATTGTTACCTCGCTGTTGTGAACACTTGCTTGGCGTGAAAATAATCAACATAAGCTTGCATTGTGGTTAGCGCGCCAGCCGCCGTCCTATTCATCAAAAGAATTGGCGTCATTGCCGCGTTAGCTGGGGGAATCCCAACAGTTTGAGCAAAAGATCCAATGACAGTTCCGGTGCTATCATATATTTCAAACAGCACAGAGTTGCCAGCCGCATTGATTGTTATTTTAAATGTGTAATATTGATCAGACAAAAGCGAAACCGCTATCGCCTGAGACGTTAAAATCCCACTATCTAAGCAATAAGCTAAGACCTGAGTTGGCCTGATAGAAAAGTGAATTCCATTTGTCTGATTCGCATTTCCAGCAATGCTCGCTCCGGTTGATCCGATTCCAAAATCAAACCTCATATTGCCTGCAACATCGAAAAACGTTGGCGTGAATAAAACCCTAGATGCCAGAGTAATTTCTCCGCCGCCAGTTTTAAAGAAGTTGTTGTTGAAATCAATACCCGCGCGCGAGTTAACGCTAGTGCTTGAGAGTGTAAACCTCATATTTCCAACTTCATTGCTAATACTTATCGGCAGCGTTGCGTTCACAGAAAGCGCACCATTGCTCACGTTCTGTCGCCAATTCAAGTCGCCAGCCGCCGTTGCTCCGATGAAGTCATCAAACATTTCTGATTTAATCCTTGGATTGATAGACTGAGGCGCTGCAATCCATGCCTGGCTCAATGAATCCCAAGCGAGCGAGTTGCCATCGATGCCGCCGTCAGGCAATGATAGCTGTCTAATATTCCCAAGATCATCTTTGATGCGCATGATTCTATCGTTGCCAAAGTATTGACGAACAGAATCAGATGGCGGTGTGCCTGGTTCTAGCGTCCTGTAAAGCCTAAGAAAACTCATGGATAAACCTCCAGCTCGATTCCAGATTTCAACACAAACTCTGACTGTATTTCAAGAACAGCCGCACCAATCACGCGATGAATTCTGCTAAATCCTGTTTTTATGATTTTAATTTCTTGCCCAATAAAGATTGCAACCTCTGATTGAGATTCAATCGAAAGCTCATCGAGGAAAGTCGTAATTGTTTCGTTCGTTGAGCCAGAGCCGCCCTTGATTGACCAGTCGCCAACAAGCGGTCCCGTTTTCTGCCAAAACTCGATGCCGTCAATAAGCTTTTGAACGTAAAAAGATCCCACTGGCGCATCGATCCCAACAGGGTTTGATTCGCCGCTAAATAGATAGGACCCCCCTGCGAAGGAGAGTCCATTCTCAATTTCAAAAGACCTATCAAAAATCATTACAGCACCGTTTTCAAAACCTCGATACGTCGAGCAATTACAGTCACACCAGCCGTTGATGATTGAGCGCGAAGTCTCATTTGACCGCCGCTCACATCAACACTCAATCCAAGATTAAAGTTTCCACCAACCGAAATCTTTGCATAGATCGTGTCGTCAACCAAAGTCCCATTATTTACAGCATAGACTTCCATAGCTTTAAACTTGGTTGGCGCTGCCTCTTCAAATGCAGTCACAAGCCATTTACAAGCCTTTACCGTCGCAGTTGGCACCTGATCGACAGTTGTAATCGCAGTCACCGCATTAACCTCAACGCCTCGTAACTGAGCAAGCAAATCACCAACGCGCTGAAATAGCGCCTTGATTGTTGCAGTCGCAGAAAAAATCAAATCAACAGGAGAAGTCCATGAACCAAGATTCGTTGAGCCTTGGGCAACGCCAAGTGTTGTTTGAATATCTTGTTGGTTGCCATCAAGCTTTTCAATTGCAGAATTCACAGTGTCGGCAGAAGAGATCGTTCCATTTTGTGCAGCATAACCAGTCGCCAAATTGATTCCATCGGCGAAATTCCAGTTCACATCTGCAAGCTTGACCATGACTGAGCCATTGTAATTTACAATTGCACGGTCCTCTTGATCGGCGGGTGAGTCTGGCAAATAATTGATTGCAACGAAAGTGTCCTCTGCGACTAAGGGACTTGAGGCAGCCGCAAACGTCACGTTTGGAGCAGAAACCGCAGTCACTTCAAGCAATACAGGCGCAACGCCAGCATTTGCAATGATGAATTCGCCAACAACAAAATCGGCAGCAGTTAAAAGCGGTGCTTGATCATCCGAAAATGGATTTGCCACAAGATCACGAACGCCAGCAACAACAGCGTCATTTGTTACTGCCTTGACCTTCTCATTTCGCCATTTTCCAATTACTGCGCTTGATGATCCATTAAGCTGCCAGTCTGTTGAATTGCCAGCATTAGCAATCTTTTGATAAATCTCACCAACTCCCGATCTAACATAGATCGACCCGATTGGTGCCGAAGCTTGATCGCCTGTTCCTGTTGGCGCCAATGTTCCAAATAGAAAATCTGCCAAAGCAGAGTCGCCATTCTCGGCAAAAACCCGAATTCCCTTTTCTAATCCAAATAAATTTCTAGCCATTTTCACTCCTAGATTGTTATTTTGTTGACTCTATAGTCAACAGCAACAGACTCATTGTTTGTCGCTCTTAGTTTAAAGTAACCAGAATCAATGACTGACTCAATGGATATTTTCAATGGTCCAGATCGATTGCTTATTTGATCGTCGGCTGTTGCTCCAGCCTTATAACTAGATACATCCATTGCTCTAAATTCTGTGGCAGATTTGAAGTAACAGAAGAAATGCTCTTTGAAAAACATTGCAGCATCCTTAAGGAAAATGTCTACCGTTGCGCCAGCTCCAATCGTGCCAGTGATTGATTCTGGAGTTGTACCTCCATCACACTGACAACCAGAAATGCCGCCAGAATAAATGACTTTCGTTTCCCCTGGCTCTCCCTTGTCGCCCTTCGGTCCCCTTAGTCCACGCTGGCCAATCTCGCCAGGGTCTCCCTTGTCACCTTTGAGGCCCTTTGGCCCAGGCGGTCCTTGCGGACCAGTCCTGTTCTTTGGTCCAGCGAAACCCATTACTCACCTCGACTATTATTTTTCGACTTGAAAACTAGGACGCATCGGCAATTACAAACATGCTCCGGACCGGCTGTCATATCGCCAGGGCCATCCATGTCCGCGTCCGGTGGTACTGTGAATTTCTCATCCAACGGAACAGACACGCCGTCCATTGCAACATGATCTGGCCCTTGTCCGTGAGGCTCGCCATCGCGCGCGCGGTCGTCGTCAGACGAGATCCATTCTTTTTCCATGTTGGGAATCTTAAGAGACTCAACAGCCTTAAGGTTTGCGTAATTAGATGCGCTACCAACCTCAGTTCTTGCGATTAAGGTCGCTCTTGATTTACTAAGTGACGAAAACTCTTCTCGCAATTCTTTGGCAACATCTTGAGTTGAATCACCGCCAATGACAGATTGCTCGGTCACGCGCTTAACAACACGAAGAATTTGTTTCTTGGTTGTTCCTTCAATTTCGCCAATCGCCTTAGCAGTTCTTGTCTTGATATACCGCTGCGCCCAGTCTTCGAATTGATGGGTCGATTTTGTTTCGATGTCAGGCCAGATTGATTTTGCATTGTTGATTGTATTATGCCCAAAATCCTCGACTGTGTACTTAATATGTCGAGATAGAGTCTTCTCGATGGCTGGCATATTTTCGTCCATTGCTTTCGTGAGAGCATATTCCAAAAGCCTTGCGTCTGTCTTGTCGCCAATGGCCTTAACCATCTCGGAGTAAAGCTCTTTTAGATCAGACGATAGGTCGCGTGAGAATGATGATTCAAGCCTTTTTCGTTTCCAGTTCTGCTTGCGCCATGATGTTTTTTTTTCATTGCGATTAAGCAGATTGAAAGACTTAAATCCCTTCTCGCCATCTTCGTCTTCTGGCTCAGGAATCTCTTGCGGTTCTTCTTTGGGTGGCGTTGTCGGCTGTTCAATTGGAGCAGGCGTTGGCTCTGCCATGTAATCAGAAGGATCTGCAATTAAATCGGAACCAATAACAATCACGTCCCAACCCTCTTTTGGTTCGTAACCAGTCGCCTCACGCTTTTCATTTACCGTGAGCCAGCTTGCATTTTGAACGGACGTAAACTTAGCCTCACGCTTTGGCGCGAGCGCCTCAATGTCATCTTTGTCATACTTAAGAACCATGTTTTCGCCAAACATCGGAACAAGCCAAGCGTTAAGCTCTGTTGCTATTTGATCCATGAGTGGCAAGACGGTGTCTTCAAAAAAAGACATGCGAGCCTCTTTATAATTGTTGAATGTCTTTTGACCTAGACCCAACATCTCTGGTGGTACACCGAACACCTCTGCGATGTCGATTGCTGTCACGCTCTTGTTCTGTAGAAACTCCATGTCTTTTGGTGACATTGAGATTTGTTTCCACTCAAGCCCACCTTCAAGCAACATTGGCCGACCAGCGTTTTTTGCTCCTGCATATTCATTTTCAATTTCTGTTTTGAGTCTGCCAAACTGTTCTTCTGTCATTGATCCATTTGGATTAGAGTCAGAAACTTTCATTTGAAGAACGCCAGATGGTGTTGCAGAGTTTTGAAGTAAAGCAAGATTCCATTTTTGACCAGAATTAGATTGATCGAGCGCATATAACGCAGCCTCAAGCGGACTCATTCCCCACCAATCATTTAATGGATGGAATGATTTCATGTGAAACATATCTGACTTAAGCTTAACAGGATCAACCGGAAATGTCTTTGAGACCTCGCCAGCCTTGAAAATATATTTGTCAGGATAGCCTCGCGCGCCTGGAACAATCTGCATCTTGTCTGGTCTTGCTGGCCATAATTCCATTGGCGGCAATGTTGGCCTCGGTCTAACTGATTCAATGAATGAGTTTCCAGTCAGCTTGTAATAGCTAACGAATGATTCAAAAAATGATGACCGTCCCATCATTGGGTTTGGCCTTTCAATAAGTGTCAGCAATGCGTGTTCACTAATTTCAGTTTGCTTTCCACCCTTGCGAGACTTGTTGTAAAGCTCCCAATCAATACCACCACAAGCTTGCGCAATCATGCTGATGCAACGATAGACAATGACGTTTTTCTGATAGCCTTCTTTTGCAAAACCCTCGTAATTTCTAGGTGTGTTTGTTGGGTTTCCAACTTGTCTAAACGAAAGAGCGATCCTTGCTTGACTATCTTTTCGCCCGAAGAACCTATCGAAAATTTTCATAATGCTCTCACTCTCGGTTGATATTTTTGGGTTTTATTGAAATACTCGACCATCTGGCTTGTGGTGTCAACTTGGTCATCATGGTCCCCGTCTGGAAACGACTCATGTTCTCTTATGAAATCCTCCACCCAACTTGTACTCTCTGGCAAGAAACAATTGCCTGATTCAACCGTTGGTGTTGCGGCCGCAGCCCTGACTTGTTTGTCATTTTGTCCAGGATTGTACGCGATGATTGGGAGAGTTGTCTCTTGACGAAGGTCCTGAATTAGACTGATTCCAGATGCTTTGTCTTCGATTTGCACAGCATGAGCTTGCCATTTTGCTGCAAAATTTTTGATTGCTTGCTTTAGCTGTGGGTATTCATATTTATCGCGCATGATGTCCGCTAAATAAAAACCACTAACGGTCTCTATCCATGTAACACCAACAGAAAAGTCGTTTGATATTCCAGGCTTTTGCGCAGTATCCCAAAACTGAATGACTCGTTTCCATTGTCCTTTTGCTGGCAGTTGTTTATAGAATTGCCACCATTTTCTTTTAAATAGTCCGTCTTCTGATGCTCGCGGGTCTTGTTGTAACTGTGAGGCTGCTCCTCTAGAGCCCAGGGGTTTTTTCAGGGCATCGAGAGCTTCTTTTGTAAATCGCTCAGGCCAAAGCAATTCGCCTTTTTCTTTTCGTGGGTCTTCCCATCCAATCGAAGTGATAGAGGGTTTTTCATCATATTCGGCTGGGAGTCTTAAGACTTCATAGCCGCCTTGTTTCATACAATGCCCAGCGAGATCGTTTTGATGAAGTCGCTGCATGATGATCACTTTTGAATAAGTTTCTGGATTATTGCCTCGTGTTGACATTTCATTATCCCACCAATCAACCACGTTTTGTCTGAGCAGTTCTGATTCTGCATCGGTAGCTTTCATTGGGTCATCAACAACAATATAATCGCCACCTTCGCCTGTTCCGGTTCCCCCGACTGATGTTGCAATTCTATAACCTGTTTTTGTGTTAGAAAATCTTGTTTTCATATTCTGGTCGTTTGCAAGTAACCATTGAATTCCAAAGGTGTCTCGATAGATTTGGCTTTCGATTACACGCCGACATTTGATTGAATCTCTGATTGAAAGAGACCCAGCATACGAGGAAAAGATCCAGCGTTT